CCGGCCGCGTGACGGGCTGCGCCGGCGCCTCGGGCGTCTCGTCGGGGTCGGCGTTTCCCTCCTGAGTGGAGAAGATGCCGGTGAGTTCGAGGCTGCCGAAGCCGGTGAGGGAGAGGTCAAACCCGGCCGCCTGCAGTTCGGCCAACTCCACGCGCAGCAGGGCGTCGTCCCAGCCCGACAGTAGGCCCGTCTGGTTATCGCTGATCCGCAAGGCCTTGATCTGCTCAGGAGAGAGGTCGCGGGCGCGCACGCAAGGCACTTCGGCCATCTTCAGCTTTTGCGCAACGGCCAAGCGGCCATGCCCAGCGATTATGACGTTGTCGTCGTCTATCAACAAAGGCGTCGTGAAGCCCGAGTCTCGGATGATATTTGCTAGAGCGTTGATCTGGTCTGGTGGATGGCTGCGGGCGTTTTTGCTGTACGGCTTGAGTTCCACGAGGGGGACCATCTCCACCTCGCGCGCGTGGATCGTGATTTCTGCCATCGAACTTCCTTGTCGAGCTTAGCAAGCCTGCGGAAAGTCGCGGCTTGTCTTAGACGTAGCATCAATGCCAGCGGCGCCAGCGCTTCCGCAGGCGTAGTATCCGAGCATGCCTGAACGATACGCCGCGTCACTGCTTCCACAACTCGGTGATGCGGAAAACACAGCGTGATCAAGTTCGTGTCGCTGTCATCCCCGCCGACGCCACGCGGCACGATATGGTGCGTCTCAAGCTGCCCCTTCAAGCTTCCGCACATCGCACAGAATGGGGCCTGGACCTTTGCTTCCTGAGCCCTGCGCGCCCAATTTCGGCCGGTGCGCGGCCGGCGCGCGGCCGGCGTCTTGAGCCACTCGACGTAGCAAGGACGCGAGCAGAAATTTCCCGAGGAGTTCGAGCACTCTAAGGTGCTGCGGTAGACCGAAAAGCAAAGCCCGCAGGTTTTGCAAGCGCGCTCTACGCGCTCTCCTCGGCGCCGCGCCACGTCAGTTTGCTTTCGGGTTCTGGGCGCTGCTGTGCGCCTGGTGCTCCCATTCCGAGCAATGCTTGCTGCTGGGCAAGTGCGCCTGCACCGGCTTCAGAGTATGGTTGCAAGAGCTTCTGAATAGCATCAAATTGTCGGCGCTGTTCATCAATGCCGCCTTGGGCTGCTTGCTGTTGGGTTTGTGATGCTTCGCCAACTGATTCGCGGCCTTCGATTGCACCGCCAATGCCAGCGCCAATTGTGGCGCCACCTGGCCCAAAAAAAGAACCTGCAACACCACCTAAGATGCTAAGTAAACCCATAAAACACCTCAATTTTCAATTGGATGCCGCTGGTAGCAATTTTCTCAGCGGCTTGATTGTCCCACATTTGCATGGCCTGTTCAATCCATCTCGAATTCGCGCTCTTCCCAGGCCTGACAAGCACGCAAGTCGTGGCAAATGAAATCGAATTTGTCGCAGTAGCCACGGAAGCCTGCATTGGTGTCCCATTCGTTGCGAGGAATGCGCTCCATCTTGGCCTGGGTCATGGTGCTGTTGTCGTAATACTCGCAATTGCTGCACCGCCTACGACGCGCTTCCTGCTCATTGACCTGCATAGCCTTACCAAGTGCTACCCAGTAGACCTTGTTGGCTGTGGGCTCGTTGCTAGGGTTTTCTGGGCCAAGCATCCAATCATCAATCACTACCTGAGTGTTTTTCTTGTTCTCAGCCGTAGTGATGAATTCATCATCCATCGGCAGGCCAGAAAAGCCTTTTGGAATCATCATAAATTCTTTCATGGCAGTCCTTTAGGTAATTTCGCGGCCTGATGCGCGAATGGTGAGCGATGTGGCTGCACTGGCAATGGTGCTGATAAACCCACTTTGTTCCAGCGCCTGGCCAACCAACTCGGGGCAGGTATAGGTCTCATCGGGCGCAATGCTGCGGGTGTCCAGAATAAGGTTAACCGCACTTGGTGCGCCACCACTGGTCACCAAGTTGACGCTGATCGTGACGTTGCCTGCGCTGGTGTTGGTGATGGTGAATTTATCGATGATGGCTTTGCAGTTCACCGCTGTGTATTGCGTGGTTTGCGTGCTTTCTGCCTGCTTTGCTGGGATCAGCACTTTGATGGTGACGGTCATTGGGGCAACTCCTATTGTTCGGTTTGGGTGACTGCGAGGATAACGGCTGGCGCTGCTGGTGCAAAGGCGGTAGCGGCTACGGTGGCGATGCTAACGTTAGTTGAGTCTGCTGCGTACATAACCTCGATGAAGTCACCAGCCAGCAGGGACGCAACTTCATTCAATGTCACCACAACATAGCCGTTGTTCAGCGTGATGGATGCAATCCTGGCTGAGTTTGGAAAGTCAGTTGTTCCGTTCTTGCGCAGCCAAACCCAAATGGCTTTCTGTGATGAGTTGCCAGATGTAATCTGCACCGAGCAGGCAATGTTATAGAGACCGGCCTGGGCGATGATGATTTGCGAAGTCGTGCCGCCAATGCTGACACCGTTTGCAATCTCGGTATTGGTGAAGGTGAGCGCGTAAGCGGTGTTTGTGGCCGCCGGGCTTTGGCTGTCTGTCTTGGTGAACTCGCCGTAGTATTTCTGCTGCTCGATGGTTGGGCGCACGAAAATAACGCCGTCGGTGGTGCCGACTTGGAGCACTGCGGCGACGGGGATGACGTTGTTTGGCGCGGTGGGCTTGATGTTGGTGAATGCGCCTGCGACGGTGGGGCTGGCATAAAGAACATCGCCTAAGGTGAATGCGCTGGTGTTGACGTCACGGACAAAGCCGAAAACGGTGCAGTAGCCTTTGTCGCCCGAATCGGGTAGGTCGTGGGTCATTACGCCGACGATGTAGAGCGATGGTGTGGATCCGTTGGCTAGGTAGGGTGCCACTGATAGCGCACTGTCCGGCACGGCCCCTGTGAAGCCCACCACGGTACCGTTTGGAATAGTGACGCCAGTGAAGTTGGCCACGCGGGCGTAGGTTTCCAGGCCAATCTGCTGAATAACGCCGTATTCCATGCCAAGGTCTACGGTCTGGTCTGCCTCGTTCCAGGCCATGCGCCGGATGCGGGAGACGTGCGGGGCTGCATTGTTGAAGTCCAGGTAATCGGTGACGGTGGAATTATTGTTCTCGATGACGGGCGCGGCTGCCAGCAACTCGACCGCGTTGGCCAAGCGGGTAAGCTGCGCCAGCGCATCATTGGCGGTAACCTGGGCGCTGCCTGCCTCTAGCTTGGCCTCGTTTACTTCGTCTGGGATGTACTGCGCCTGATCGACTACGGAAAAGAGCAGCTCGAACTGTCGAATCTGCTGCTGGTCGGTCAAGAAAGCCGCAAGCTGATCGCGGGTCAGGTTGAGCCTGCGGGATACTGGTGCGGTGGCCATCAGTACGCCAATGCCTCAATTTGTGCCTCAAGGCGCATAAAGGAAATGTGCGCGTCGCTGTCACCACGGAAGCGCTGGATGCGCCAGTTGCGCATGTGGCCCTGCTGAAACCACGCAAGGCGCTTGGCTGTGTTGCCTATGGTGCCAACGCTGATGCTTTTGTCTTGGCTCCAGGCGAGGCCGTCTGTGCTGTAGCTGGTGCTGATCTGGGGGTTAGTGCCCAGTGCCACGCTCCCGGTTAAGCTGACCAGCTCTAGGCGGTTGAAAATCGCGCCGTTGCCTTCGTTGTAGGCGATGAGCGTGCCAAATTCCCAGCGCGTTGGTTGGCCCCAGTGATGGCCTGTGTCTTGCATTAGGTAGCCAATAGCGCTGCTTTGTGGATCACCAACAAGCCACTTGTCATAGGCCCAGACCAGATTGCGTGCGCGGTACTGCGAGAAGCCGACCACCGTGGTGGTTAGCGTAAACCATACCTGATCGCCAAGCGCCTCGGATGCGGCTGCGTCGTAGACCACGGTGCGGTCTGGCAGATGCACATAGAGGTGCTGGTGTGACTTGTCGTTGCGTGCTTCCAGCTTGACGGTGGCCAGCTGCGCCTCTGTGTAGGTGAGAAGCAAGCTGTCGATTTCTTGCGTGCTGATCTTTTGGGTCTGCGCTGAGACGCCGAGATAGATGCCTGGGGCTTCGTTGCGGCCGCCGCCTAGGAAAGCGATACGGTCAACGTAGACGCAGCAGCCGAATGTGCCGATCACGCCTTTGGGAATCTGAGCGCCGTCGATGCGTGCGAATGGAAACAGCTCGCCGCCTACGTTGTCGAACACCTCGATGGTGTTGCGGTTGAGGGCATAGACCTCATTGCGGAGCTTGAGCAGGGCCACGACTGGATCTGGATCAACCTCAGAACTGCCGTATTTGAGTGGGTTGACCTGGGTAGGGTCGCCAAGTTCTGTCACAACCAGGCTTGTTCCGTCGGTGGTCATGAAGTAGCCATCAACCCAGCAGAAGTCCAGCACCACACCGAGGTCTGGATCTGTCACTTGCGTGAGTGCGCCATTCCAGTAATACAAGCGACCACCTGACGCAATAGCCAAGCGGTCGAAGCTGTAGTCCATCGTAACCAAGGTGTTGACTGGCCCACCAACGTCGCCCAGCACGGTCACGGTGCCGTCGCTGGCCACGGTCACGAGCTTGGTGCCCATCACCCGGTAGCAGATGCCGTTCCAGTTGATTCCGCCACGATCTGTGCCTGGGCCTGTACCGTTGGCCACAATGCCGTCGCCTTGGCGCAGGAAGCCATTGCTGATGCCTGACTGCTTTGGGACTGGCACCATGTTGACCGGGTAGGCCGTGCGCAGCTCTGGAGTGGCGTCGGCATATATCCCCGACAAAATAGGAATTTGCATGGCTTAAGCCACTCGATACCAAGAATTTGTGGCTTGGTAGAAACGCATTGTAAAGAATGCATTGGCTGTTAATGTGGTTGGTGCGCCGAATGCTGCTGCTGCGCCGTTCAGCGCCAGCGTGAAGCTGGTGATGATCTGGGTGGTGGTGACCAGCACCTGTGTGCCGTCTGGGACGCCAGTGTTCAGGGGCAGCGTGATTGTGCCTGCGGCCAGAGTGCCAGCAGGCTGAATGACCATCCACTGCTGTTCGCTGGTGGGCGTGGGCACGGTGATGTTGAAGCCAGTGCCAGGGGTGTAGAGGTTCGTGGCCACGGTGGGGGCTGCGAATGCCTGCTGGAAGTATTGCAGCAGCTGGGTGATCGAGACCTTGCGTGCGTCGCCGTTGTTGGAGACGTAGACGGGCAAAAGATCGCCGCCAGAGACCTGGCTGATGCCAGAGAGTTGGTTAATGGTTGGCATGTTGGGCTTTCAGTTGAATTCGATGGGGCCATCGCCACCGGCCAAAACTGGATCGACGGTCGGACGGATGAAGGGGTTGTCGTAGACGCGCCAGGGCTTGTTGCCTGCGCCTGCTGGCATGGTGCTGGGCAGTTGTTGCTGCACGGGCATGGCTGCGCGTGACAGGAGCGTGTTGTAGGACTCTTTGGCCGTGGCCTTGGTGTCGGGCATCACCTGCTTGCCGTAGGACGGGGCCAGCTTGATCGCCAAGTTGGTGTAGATGGCCTCGTTGGAGCTGTCAGGCACGTTGGTTTGCTCGTCGAGATCGCTGTCCTGAGGGTTGGATGGCAGAGGGTAACCGAGGCGGATGCCGAGGGCGTTCCATGCGGACATCATGGTGTCCAAGCGCCGAAGGGCGGATTGCATTTGCTCTGGCGTAAGATCAAAGGCGTAGGAGGCCAGGCCGATCTCGTCGAAGGCCTGCTCGATAAATTGGCGCTTGGTCCATACCATTTTTATTCCCCAGTTGGCGCGGGCAGTCTGTCCTGGATCAATTGCCCCAGTTTTTTGTCCCCAGTGCGACCATCGAAGCGGATGCCGAGTTCTTTGGCCTTGGCTTCCAGCTCTTCACGGGTGGGGGATGCGTCGTCTTCTGGTGCTGTGTCCACGACTTCCACGGCTTGAGCTGTGTCCACGACTTCCGCGACTTCCACGACCTGGGCTGCTTCCACAACTTCCACGACCTGAGCTGCTTCCACGACTTCCACGGCCTGGGCTTCCGCTTCGGCTTCTGCTTGAGCTGCTGCCTCGGCTTGCTCGCGCAGCAGGCGGTGGTTGATGCCGTCCAGCGGTTGAGAGGGCTTGCGCACCTTGACTGGTTTTTTGCCTTTGCGGAATTTGGGGGTGCGGATGTTGTCTTGCATCATTTGGCTTTCTTGGGTGCTTTGCTGGGCTTGCCTGCTGCCTTGGCTGCTTTCTCGGCTGTGCTGAGAGCGATGGCCACGGCTTGCTTTTGTGGCTTGCCTGATTTCATCTCTTTGGAGACGTTTTTACCGATGGATTTGGCTGAATAGCCTTTGGTCAGTGGCATGGGGTGCTCCGATTGAAAAAAGAGGGGCCGAAGCCCCCCTTTTTGGTGCCTATTACTGGTTGAACAGCAGGATGCCGCACATCTCAGGGTTGGACATGGTTACGCCGTACAAAGTGTCAAGACGATACTTTGTGGTCATCGTGTCGATGTCATAGAACTTCTGCATCACCAACTCGATGCCCTGGTCGGTGCTGGCACGCATGACGGAGGCGCCTGCGTCGGTGGGCACTGCGTAGCGACCGGGCAGCAGTTCAATGCTGTCTTTGTGCCAAAAGCAGTTTACGCCGGTTGCGTTTTCGTTGAGCCAAGTGATCGCGGCGGTGGCGGAGGTGCTGACCACCTCGATGTTTCGGTACTGCAATTCGGCGTCGGTTGGGCTGGAGTTGGCACCGATCATCGGTGGGCTGATCGTCATGGTGGTGCCCGAGTCCACCGAGATAACGCGGAAGGTCTTGGGCCGGCCAGTGGACAGCTTGGTGATTTGGTGACGTGAATTGATGCCGGCGATGGTGAAGGCGTCGCCAACGTTGACGCCAGTGGTAGTGCTCACGGTCACTGTCTGGTAGCGGTTGTCAACGTTGATCTGGCCGCCGACGGATGTGGATGTAGCACGGGGCACAAATCGGACTTGTACGCCGTTGGTGGCAATGGTCACTGCGGTGGCCTGGGCTGTGATGCGGTTGCCGTAGTCGAGCTTGTAGGTCTCGAAGCCTGCGACCATGCCAACGTAGCTGCGCTCGTAGGCCTTGTCGGACTTGCTGTTGCCAAAGCTGCGAGTCGTGGCGGCCAGGTTGCCGGCCAGTCCGTTGTAGTCGCGGCTGTTCAGCGCGAGGTAACGGCTCTCCATGGAGATGCCCTGCTCGTTCATCAGGCTGTCGCACAGGGCCACATCGTCGTATTCGCCGGGGGCGGCTGCGATTGGCACCACCAGTGTGCCTTGGTTGGCGGCCACGTTCATGACAGACACGTTAATGTCAGAGGCGAGCTTTTGGCGTGCGGCTTGGCCCAGGCGGTTTTCTTGCAGGGCGTCGCGCAGTTCTTTGGCGTCCAGTTTCCATGCGCTCGTTTTGGAAAAACCAAGGGTCGCTGGGACAGACAATTGAGTCATGTCCTCGTAGTTCGAGGAGATGGACGAGCCGACGGTCGAGTTAAAGGAAGTGGCGGTGTAGGGTATTGGGCGCCAGATGGTGTCGCGGCTGCGCTCCATGCTGGTGCTGTCGGTGTTGTAGATCGACACGTTGCGGGTGAGTACGAGGGCGTCTTGGAAGCCTTCGAGGATGTTTTCAAACGCGACGCGCTCTTCTTTGTTGAATGAGTTAGCCATAGTGATGGTTCCTTAAAAAATCAATTGGTGGTTGCTGCGCGTTTCTGCGCCTTGTACTGGATGACCTTGGTCATGTTTCCAGTGCGGGCGGCTTCTTCGCGTAGCCGTTCGAGGGTTGAGTCCACCGACCCTGAGACGCGTCCGGTGCCGGATACGACTCGCTCGGGTGGTGGGGCTGCTTTGCGGTTGGTAACTTTCAATTCTTTCTCCAGTTTTGCTACCGCAAAGGCAAACTTTACGGGGTCTTTGATTTCGGACAATTCTTTGGCCTTCTTGGGGTTCTTGCCAAGTGCGTAAATCACCAGCGCAGGATTATCCGCGCCTTGGAGCACCACGCCTTGCTGGGTGACGCTGAATAACTCCTGGGCTACTGCCTCGGCGTCTTCAAAGTCTTTGACCTTCAGCTCGGCTTTCGCCTTGCCGTAGCCATCCAGTTTGGACTGCCAGGCCTTTTGCTGATTCATAACTTCAGCTTCGTGCTTGGCGTTAACGTCATCGGCTTGTCGCTTGCGCTCGAACCATGTCGTTAGTGCTTCCTCAAACTTCTCCGCGTCGTAGTCGTGATCTTCTAGGCTTGGCTTCTTGCCCAGCGCGACCGGCTTGTTCTCAGTCGTGGTGGTTTGTAGCTTTCCTTGTAGTTCGCGGTTCTGGCGTTGCAGTTCTCGGTTTGTCTTACGCAACTCGCGTACCCATTCGGGGGCTTGAGTTATTTCCTCGGGAGGAGGCGCTTCCTCACCAATGCTCACGACCACTTCGTCGGTTTCGCTTTCGTCTGATTCATCGGTTGAGTCTGCGCTGGGAGCGTCCTCAACTTGGATTTCGTCCTCGACCATCACGTCGTCGTCGTCGTTATCGCTTGCTTCTGCCTTTGTGTTCATCGTTGACCCTGTGAAACTCACCCGATTGAACGGTGGGTGGAATCCGTATGTGTGCGATTGTCACTCAATTGTGGGTTGATTGACAACTGGTTGTTTTGGTTCCTGGATTAGGCCACCAATTTGTTTGGCAAGATTCAGCGCATGATCCTGAGAATCCATGTCGATATTGCTGAGCGTTTCGACCGTCTTGGCCCGGCTGAGTTCGGCGTCGGCTACGGTTTTGACGGTGTTGGCCCGAGCCTGGGCTGCCTTGGCAGTGGCTTCCTCGGCTGCGGCTTGCAGGTAGATGGCGTTCGGGTCTTGCGGTGTGCCTTGCATTTCGGCCATGAGTTCTTGGGCCTCGTCCTCGGTAGGCTTGACCACGCCCATGCGCAGGAGCTTCTTGCGAAAGTAGGCGTTTGTATCGCTAAGGCCTTCGCCCTCCATGTTCATCATGGCCATGGCGGTGAGCACCTGGGCTGTTTCCGGGTCTTGGGTGATCTGGAGCATGCCGGTCAGGGCGCGGACTGTGGCGGATTTTTTGCTGCTGCTGGACGGGCCAACGTCGGCCACAACGTCGAAGGTGGCGCTGGTCATATCGTTGGCCATCACCATGGCGCCGGTTTCCTGGTCAATGGTGGGTTGCATCAACTCGACCACGCCAGCTTCTCCTGTGGGCGCGATGGTCTTCATCTTGCGCTTGTCTTCGATGTAGATGTCGCGTGCCATGGAGAGCCAGATCTCGCCGCAGCGCTTCATGCCCTTGGAGAAGTTGCTCAGGTAGATGAACGACTGCATATCGACGCGGGTCTGAATCATCTCCACGGCCTTGCCTGACATACCGCTGACCATTTTGTCTGCGCCCTGGGGATTGCCCAAGATGTCTTGCATGTCGGTTTCTGTGATCTGCAAGAGCGCGGCCATTGCCGGGGGAATGTTGGGGGCGCGGGTGTAGGCGACTGGGCCAGAGACGGCCTGATTTCCGTTTTGATCGGTGATCGGGTTGATCAGCAGATACGGGTAGTCCTTGAGGTTGTCCTCTGACCACATGACCTGGTGGCCTGCGACCTGCTCGGGGGTCAGGATGGGCTTCTCAACCGATGACAGGGCGCTGATCTCGCCCAGCTTGGAGAGCTGCATGTTTTTGAGGCGCTGAGCATCCTTGGCCAAGCGCACATGGCCCATGCAGCGCTCGATGTTGTCAACAAACCACCGTTTGCCGTACACGACCACAATGGGGATGCACTTGCCTGCGATGTAGCCTGCATCCTCAAGGACGCGACCGCCGGACAGAACGTATTTGCGAACCTTCCTGCGCTTCACCCGTTTCTGGCGTATCTCGCGGCTTCCGACTGCGGCCAGTGTTTCCTCTAGCGTCTCGTCCTGCTCAAAGTCTGCCGGGCTGTAGCGTTCCTCTGATCCGTCAATCGCCTGGAAGATGCGAATGGTTTCGCTTTTTTCCTCAACCTTGTAGTACTCGGCCACATACACGACGTCAGGGGTGCTCCAGTCGAATTCGTACTGGTGGATGATCTTGGGCCAGTCGGCTGGATCGTCGCCCCAGGTGTCTTTGTAGGCCTGGCGCGTCATGCTGGTGACGACGTAACAATATTTGGCGTCGGACTTGTCCTGGCGCTTGGCCCCAAGATCAAAAAACACCGAGCTGTCGGCGTCGAAGATGGGCTCGATCCTGATGCGCTGGCGGTCGTCCTCGTCGTTCTCCTCGTCCTCGTAGACTGTGCGCAAACGCCAAGCGCCGATGCCGCCACCAACTGCTTCCTCGAAGGCGTTGTCGTAGGCTTCATCGGCCACGGATGCCTGCTCGTCTGCCCGGTAGAGACCGTCGCAAACCTCGGCCAGCTTGTCATTCTCTGCGCCGTCTTTGCTTACAAAGTCCACGGTAATGCGATTATTGCGGTATTCGTTGACCACGCGGATCACGGCCAGCATGATCTTGTTGACTTCAAACTTAGGTTTGTTCTCGTACTGATCCCACAGCGGGCCTTCCCACTGCGCGCCTGCCAACGAATAGAAGCGCCTGTCTTGGAGGCACTGAAGGCGCTCGTCGCGCAGGGCTGTTTGTACGTCGTCAAACTGCGCCAGGGCTTCCGCGTGCAGGTTGGCGAGTCGCTGGTCGTTGCTCATTCGGGCCATGGGGATTTCCTCAATTTGTGCGGATTATCTCACCAACGGTGGGCGGTGGGCAAAGGGGTGAAGATCGCGGGTTTGGATGCGCCGGCTCGGCGCACGGCTTCGCAGGCGTAGCGCAGGGCATCGATTACGTGGTTTTTCTTGTCCTCCAACACTGGCAGGATTTTGCCGGTCAGGGGGTCTTGCTTGTAGCTGTACAGCGTCAGCTCGTCGATGGTGTGGATGCAGCGAGGGTGTACCACGATGTCGTAGTTCTTGAGAAATTCGATGCCTTCCTCTACCGATCGTGGGCCTTTGACCGCCGTCATGATCTTGGGGAAGCCGTTGCGCTTCATGTGGCTGATGGTCTCTGGCCTGGCGGAGTCGGCCACGATGGGCCACTTTTCTGCCTCGGGCACTTGCATGAACAGCTCCGGGGTGTTTACGATCTCGCAGCCGACCATATAGGCTTCGTAATCGATGTAGAGCGTGCGCCCGATGATGTGGCAGCGCACCAGGGTGGTGGGGTCAACAGCAAAACCCCAGTCAGCGCCGAGGCGGTGGATTGCGTCTGGCGGTGCGTCGAATTCCTCGACACGCCAGTTCTTGAACACACGGGTGTTGCTGTTGGTCAAATACCCGCCCATCCAAACATGCTGGTATTTGTCTGGGTCACGGCGCAGGTCGTACTGCATTTCGTCGCGCAGGACCTCTGGAAACCACGGATTGTCGGTGAAGTTGACTTTTAGGACGTTGGCATCCTTTGGCGGTGTCGGGCCACGCAAGAGGTGGTCTACCGGGTCGGATTGCTGGCGCGGGTTCCACGTGAACCATAGCTCACTGTCGGGCTTTCGGATGGTGGGCCGCAGCAGGTCGAGGCTGGTTTGGCTAAGGCTTTGGGCTTCCTCTACCCAGGCGCAGTCGTAGCCTTCCAGCGACTTGATGCTGTCGGCGGTATGGTTCTGCATACCCTGGAAGATGATCGCCCCGTCGCCCTTCTTGGACTTGATGACGGCATCTTGAACCTCGAAGTAAGCGCCAGCGTTCATGGACTCGATCTTGGTCTCCAGCAGGCGCTTGACGGATTGGTTCAAGGACTTTTGGATTTCGCGCACGCAAACCGAGCGCCGCTTCTGGTTCATGATGTGAGCCTCAATCATGAGCTCGGCAAACATGTGGGACTTGCCGGAGCCTCGGCCACCCCATGCGCCTTTGTAGCGCGATGGGTTCATCAGTGGCAGTGCCCACTCTGGGGTCTGGAGCTGCAAGACCTTAGCCATTCTTGACGATCACCCGTTCGATCTTGGTGAACTCCAGGGGAGCGCCGTCGGCCCCGGTCAGCTCATGCTTCTGAGTCTCGGCCCAGCGCATTTGGGTCTTGCTCCACCAGATGGCCGCAGTGGTGTCGCCTGCCATGACCTTTTGAAACAACGTCTTGCCGACCTGGGCGTTAGCTTTGGCTTTGCCTGATTGCAGTTCGGTTGCGAAGTGGGCGCGCAGAGTGTCAATGTGGATGCCATCACGCACTAGCACTGCGATCTGTTCAATTGGAAGGCCGTAGCCTGACAGGGCTTCGACCTGTTTGCGCTCGGCGTCTGTGGGGACGAAGGCTGGGCGGCCAGCGCCTGGACGTGCGCCACCATTGGGGCCGGGCTTTTTTAAAGGGGGTTTTTCAGTTTTGGCCATGGTCGTATTTTTTGAAAAGTATTTAATTGTGTGAAATTGTGTGGTATGCTCAAACCATCAACAGGAGCCGCCATGCAAACCAAACTCTCTACCCTGCAAACCGCCTTTGATGCAGGCAATTTCAAAAAAGCTGTGGCCATTGCTGCAAAATTTCCAGAACTTGGCAAAGAGCGCAACGCCATATTGGATGCGCACACGGCATTCACAAACCCACGCTGGGTTGTTGGTTTGGGCAAGAGTGTGGACAAGTGCATAGCGGATGGCGTTGAGGCTTTACGCACCCGCTATGGTTTTTGAATGGAGCGTGTCGGTCGGTACTGCCCCGCCCAGTTCTGAGGGGTGCTCAGAATCCTGCTTTTTGACACGCGTAATCTTTTCGCCTCTGTACATGGATGCGCCCATGTCGCTGATTTTTGAGAATGGTAGCACGGGCACAGACAATCGCTCACGGGCTGCCGGATTTAAAAAATAAATGTAACGCAACTGGAAGCCGGGTATCACCACACCGCCAACGGCTTTGGTGTATTCCTTGAAATTGTATTTGCCACCAGTGATGTCGTAATAACTGCGGCCACCAAGTTCGGGCCTGGCTGACGATGGGTTGCTTTCCAGTGTCATTTTGTGAATTGCGCTTCCGTTTGGCAATCGAATAATGTTTTCGGATTTCACCAAACCAGTCAAAACAAACCC